GAGAACGAGCGGCTGCGGGCGGCGCTAGAGAAGCATCACGATCTGCTATCGGATGAACCTGGGGATGTCTGCCGGACGTGTGCTCTCGACTACCTTGGTAGAGATACGGAGTGATATGTCTACAAAAGAGATGGTGTTAGTGAGCCGAATCGGACAGCGAGTCCAACGAGACATCAATGAGGCTTACCTCAAGGCGTGCCAGGACCGGGACGCACTGCGAGCAGCGTTGGACATGATCTACAACGCGGAAGGCGACCACCCGGTCTGCGGCTGCCCCGTCCACAAGGCGATATTCGATGCGTGGGCGAAGCACGGGGTTTGATAGCGATAAGAACTATTGTGTCTGACAAGACTGAGCATGCTGTGCGGGCCGTCTCAGGCGTGTCGAGCGTGTTGCGCGAAGTAACCCACGAGCGCGACGCACTCCGCGCCGACAACGAGTGGCTGAAGGTCGCTGTCCAGCGCAAGACCGAAGAGGTGGAAACGGCGATGAGCGAGGTCGTGCGGCTGCGGGCGGCCATCCGCGCCTATCTCGAAAACGATTCGCAGGCGAACTGGGACGCATTGGCTGCGCTAGTACCGGAATAGGGTTGGCCGAACGTTCCGCAGCCGGCCAACCCCCTGCCTGACGGCCCCGCAAGAACTCAGCCGCCAGACGATGTCAGTTTAGAGAATGCGCTGGAAGATCTCGTAGATGAACAGCAGCACGAGCGCGATGCCGCCGACCAGCAGCAGGACCGAAACGGCCGTGCTTTCCCACTTGCCGGTCACCGTGTGGCCGGCGCGCTCGCGGGTGTAGCCGACCGACAGCGTCACCTCGAGCTTGAACGCCGAGGAGCGCGGCGGGACCGGATCGAGGTCGTCCGGGTCCGGCAGCATCGGCAGCTCACAGCAACCGGGCTACCGCCAGGGCGCCGACCAGCACCAGCATGGTCTTCGGGTCCGGCATGCCAATCACAAAGAAGATGATGCTCAACAACAGCACCACCAGGGCGATCAGCCAGCCGATCGTGATCACCGGCGTGTTCATCTCGAAACGCATCAGGCCGTCTCCCTTCCGAACATGAACCCCACTGCTGAGCCGACCACCAGCAGCGCCGCCTTAGACGCCGCCTCGTCCGTCGATGGACTGACCACGATCCACGTCATGGCGACAATCAGCACGATCGCCACCACCACGGTGCTCAGCGTCTTGACCAAGACGATCTGCTGATCGGTCATGCCTCACTCGTACGCCGCCAGCCCCAGGTCCGCGGCGAGCTGCGCGAAACGCCCACTGTCCCACCAGCGGTTGCCGCAACACTGTGAGCGCGAGGATGGCGAGATGATGTTGTGGCCCATGAGCGATTTAATGCTTGGATACGTCTGCATCGCCAGCCGCGCCACGGCCAGTGTGCTCTGATACTGCTCCTCGGTCACCGGTGTGACACCCGAACCGTTGTCCTCAGTCTCGATGCTGACCGTCTGGTAGTTCGGATTGGCCGAGTTGCCGACGATGCCGACCCACTCGTTGCCCGGCTCAAGGATTCCATTCGCCCAGCTTCCGTCGGCGAGCTTCACGTACTGGTGCTGCTCGCCCTTCAGTCCGATGCCATAGTGCGAGCTGACCTGGCTGGCCGGGTTGCCGAACCACGAGTCGCAGCTGCTGAGCGTGCCGGCCATGGTGTGGACCACGATCGCCACCACCGGCCAGCCAGCGCGCCCGTTGTAATGGTTCGGGCTGCCGATCCAGACGACGTCCACCTGGGGCGGCTCGGGCGGCAGCACGTACAGTGGCTCCTTGGCCGAGATCTGCCCCTGCCAGGTCGGATTCAGGCCGTACAGGATCGCCTCGAGCGAGTTGGCGCCGAAGTCCTGGGCCAGCCACCTGGCCTCGTTCATGGCGTTGATGCCGGCCGAGATGGCCGCCTGCTGCTCGCTGAGCTGGTTGAGCAGCTGCTCGAGCGTCGCGCCCTCAGCCGTCTGCATATAGAGGTGTCTCAGGCTGCGTCTGGATATCGGGCGTCAGCGCCTTGACGTAGGCGTCGACGGAGTCCTCGCCCGTCCAGCGCGCCTCGAGCGCAGCCTTCAGCGCCGCAGACTGAAGCGACTGCTGCGCCTGGAGCTGCTGGATGGCGGCTTCGATCTCTTCGGGGGTCATGCCTGCTGCCTCGCTTTGAACCGCACGTCGCCGGTGTTCCAGTCGATGTCCACGTCGTGCTCGCCTGCCGGGATCTGGATGCCCGCGTCCTCACACGCCGCCTCGAACGCCTGCTGGTAGATCATGCGCCGTGTCTGGTGGGCGTTGACCGCGGCCTGGGCAACCTCAGCACTACCCTCCACACCCGCACCCAGTCGCGACAGACGGCGCAGCGGACCGGCCGCCAGACGGGGCTGGTCCTGCACGATCTGCGTCTCGGCGAGTGATTCGACGTGACCGTTTTCGATGATCTCTTGCATGTTCACACTCCGAAAGCTATCCACTGGACCTGAACCGTCTGGGTGCCACTCTGGTTGGTCTGGCACCGAATGACTGCTTGCGTATTGCTGGCAGCCGTCGCGCCGCAGGCGTAGTTGGCCACGTCGCCGCCGACGCTATTGGCCGGTCCGTTGACGATGATCACCGGCACGCTCGCGAATGCCCTGGCGTAAGTGATCGTCTGCGCGGCCACGCTGCCGAAAGTGCTGCTCGCACCGCCCGTGGGCGAAAGCGTGACACTGCCCGACTCGATGTGCGGCTGCTGCGTTGCGTTGGCCGCGACCACGGCGGCGTAGCCGCCGGCCGTCGTCTGCCCAAGGGCCGAGCTACCCGTGTTCTGGGTGTAGTTGCCGCTCGCGTCGAAGCCCGCGAACTGGACGCTGTTGGCCGCGTTCACGAAGCGCAGCCCCGAGGCGTGCGCTTGCAGCACAGTATTGGCGCCATCGAACCACAGCATCCCGCCGCCGCTGCCGAACGTGGCGTTGGTGGGAATCGAGATGCTGCCGCCCGCAACCAGGGGGCTGGTGGGCAACACGTAGTTGCTGCCGTCGAAGCCGAGGTAATGTGAGCCGTTGCCCAGGAACACGTAGCCCGTGCCGTTGCTGCGGTTGGCGTTCAGGTCACCGGCTGCGGCACTGATGGCCGGCCCGGCCGTAACGTAGCTGCTCGCCCACACGTAGGTGGCGTTCACCCCGCCGTTAGCCACCAGGTTGCCGGTCACGGTCAGCGTGCTGCTCATGCTGGCCGCACCGCCGACGGTGAGCGTGCTATCCACCTGAAGCGTGGCCAGGTGGGTGTTGCCCAGCACCGTGGCAGTGCCGTTGACCAGCAGGTTGCGGCCTACGGTCAGGTCGCGACTGGGCGACAGATCCTGAAACCCACCTCCCTGGTGTGCACCGGAGTGGTTGTGGCCGGTGGTGGTGTTGAACAAACCGTCGATAGTGTTGAGCGAGCCGCGCAGCCCGGCGGTCTGCGTCAGATAGTCGGCCGTGTCGTCGTTATCGACGCATAACGCGAGGTTGAGTTCAGCAGTCAGATCGCTCATAAGGCCCTCAAGCTGGAGACTTTATAGCCACGCAAATCACCCACCCTGGTGCCGCGCAGACGCTTCACGATGCCGTACACGGTCAGGATGCGGAACTGGGTGGCCTGGATATCGATGCCCCACGAGCGGCCACCACCCGCTTGCATGGGCAGCATGCGCTCCTGATAACCAAAGACGGCTACCTCGTTGATCGTCTCGTCGGGCAGCTCGATCGCCAGGCTGCCGGGCGATGCGGCGAAGTCCAGCATGTCGGCGTGGAGCTGGTCCGAATTGAGCCGCTGCACCGCACCGTCCAGGCGCGTGTGAAACCCGTTGGCGTCGATGGTCATCTGCACGTCGCGTTTGAAGGCCGGCACCACGCGCTCGTGGAAAGCCACGATCTCCAACACCGGCGTGTCGGCCGTGGTGGTGTTCTGGAGCGAGGCCTTGAGCGACAGAGCGTTACCCACCAGATTGGGCGGCGTGTCGATGCGCTGGCCATTGCTGACGAACTCGCCGAGGTACAACCAGTTGCCCGTGGGGTCCGTCGGCGGAGCTCCAGCCGAGGCCATGATGCGGTAGTAGAGCAGCACCTCGTCGCCCGGGCGCATCACCGGTCCGAAGACGGAAAAGCCCAGCCAGTGCTTGAGATCCGCCTGGAACATGGCGTGATGCAGTGGGAAGACGATCTCGCTGGGGCCGGTGATGAACTCGGCGCCCGAGTCGGCCGCCAGCGGCGAGCGCACCAGCTTGATCCACGTCCACGTGCCGTTGTCGAAGCCGATGTACAGACGGTCCTGGCCGCTCGCGCCGGAGATGCCCATCGCCGTGACCCGCACGCTGGCCCAGGTCGCCAGGGCGCCGTCGAACTGATCGTCAAACGAGAAGGTGGTGCCCTGGTCCGTCTCGTGCGGCTCCCAGTTGCCGTAGCTGAGCAGGTAGCTGCTGGTGGTCGCCGTGTTGTACACGCACAGGTAGGCGCGGTAGCCGCCCCAACCGGTGAACGCCTGCACGTCGCCCCGTACCGGCGAGGCATTGTCCAGCAGCATGCCGGGGCCGCTCGGGTTGAGCGACTCGGCCGGCACGTCCAGGCGATAGAAACTCGGCCCCACGCGGAACCAGAGCGAGCCTAACCAGGCTGCGACGGTGCGCCCGTTCTCGAAACTGGCTGGCCCGCGCAAGCCGGGGAACAGGTCGTTGGTGGTGCCGTCCGAGTTCAGCGTGTAGACGCTGCCATCAGCCTTGAAGATGTGCAGGCGGTTGGCGGTCTGCTTGATGGCCGTGATGTAGTTCGCTGGCGTACCGATCAGGTATGGCCCACTCCAGTTGCCGGCCACCTTGGGGTCGCTGGTGACCTTGCGCACCACGCTGTTGGCGGTGTCCGCGGCCCACAGCTCAGGCCCGACCACCTCCAGGCGATTGGCCAGAAAGCCGCTCGGCAACGCGCAGTTTGTCCATGTCCCGCCGGGCGTGCGCTCCCATAACGCCCCGTTGTTGAACGCCACATATATGCTCGCACCAGCCCCGGCGAACCCACCCTGGAAGACGACGGCATCCAGGGGCAGAGCCGGGCTGAAATCGCGATCGACGGGCTGGAGGTTGGTGTCGTCCGTCCTGCGGTAGACCTTGGTGCCGGCCAGGATGAACTGCACCGGCGAACCGCTGGCGTTGGGCGCGTCGATGAACTCGTACACCTGGCCGCCGGCGGCCGTGTTGGGGGTGATCGGGTGCGGCAGCGGCCCCTTGCCGAACAGCCCGCCGTCCACCTGAATGTTGTTGCCCCAGTAGTAGCGCCGATCGCCGAAGCTGATCTGCACGCGCTCGCCGTAGCCTGCCGTCGGCCGCAGCGGAAACGTCCTCTCTCTATAGACGGGCGCGGAGCCATATTCTTGCACCGAGGGCACCACGCTATCGAGCATCTGCTGCTTGCGCGCCAGCATCAGCGTGCCGTCCTGCCCGACCACCAGCATCAGGCCGATGCGATCGATGGGATCGCCCAGGATGCTGCCCATGCGGAGGTGCCACGGCCAGGGGCGTCGGCGACTGCTGAGCAGGCTCACTAGATGCCGATGATCCTTGAGATGAAGGTCATGTCCACGGCGTCCAGGGCGGTGTCCAGATCGGCGATGGCGCTTTTGATGGTCGCCTCCTGGCTAGCGTCGAAGTAGTACGGCGCACCCTTCAGATCGGTGACTGCCAACCACGCGGCATCCTGATTGATGGTGATCTTGCTGGCCGAAAAGCCTCTGAGGTGGAGGCCGATCAGGCCATTGACCTCGTCGGCGCTCCTGGGCTGGGTGCCGATAGTGGCTGGTGGCGCGGGAGGATCAGTGGGAATGGTCATCGGTTCTCCAATGCTGCGAACCTTGCCTCGGTCTTGGCGATGTACTGCTTGAGGGCCTCAAACGTGACCGCCGAGATGCGGTCATAGTCGAGGGCTATCACGTCGCCGATGGCGTCCAGTACCACGACATTCGGCAGGACTGAGAGCCAATCGTCGGCCACAAACCCCACCTTTCGATTACCCGTGGCGATTTCCGTATAGCTGACGCCGTGAACACGCTCGTCCATGACCACACCGAGCGGGTCGGCCAGGGTAGCGATGTCGGATTTTGATCTGCGTGCCGATTGCGGAGTAAAGGCTTGCCCGAGGCAAGTCGCCCAGGCCGAGCCGCCTTGTGTCCGGAACCAGTGCTGGCCACCCTGATTGGCCAGTTGGTAGAAGCTCACGTTGCCATCACTGGAGATAAGCGCGCCATTGAACGTCAGGGTCTGACCCTTGATGGTCAGGCTGCCGCCACTGTCCAGGCTCATGGTCTGCACCAGAGAAGCCGGATTCGCACCAGAGGCAGCCATGTACCACTGGTGGGCGCCGCCTACGGTCGAGGTGTACAGCGACCCCTGGTTCGCCACGTTGTATCGCTGCCAGTTTGTGCCGTCGTAGTACAGGTTGCAGGTGAGATTAGAGCCTTGCTCAGCGCTCAGAATGGCGAAATTACTCGCGCCTGGAGCTTCGAGACTCAAGCAACCTGCTGCGGTCGCAGGGTTGCGGATGATCGCGCTCGGGCCGATCTTGATCTGGCGGCTCAGGTTCAGGTCGCGTGGCCTGCTCGCCCCCGACGCCCCGATGTCATAGGTCGCATCAGGCGCAAACGTCAGGTTCTGGCTCAGCGGCAGCGTGATACCGCCACTGCTCAGCGGCTGCCAGGCCGCGCCATCCCAGTACTTCAGAACAGCCATCTACGAGGTGTCTACCCACAGAATCTGCGAGGTGCGAGGCGAGGGCGCGGTCGTACCGACGTACACCTGCCAGGATTGCCAGGCCGTGCCGTTCCACCAGTACATAACGTTGGTGCTGGTGTCGTAGTACATCTCGCCCACCTGGGGCGTGGCTGGAGCTGCTGCCAGCCGAACGTTGCGGAGCCGTCCGTAGATCTCAGGCATCAGCCAATGATCGTGGTCCGGATGGTGTTGGCCGTCTGGCTCGCGCCGAAGGTAATCGTCACGTCGCCGTTTGCCGCCACGCTGATGTCGGGCAGGATGACGGCGCCGGTCGCGTCGATCTGGCACTGCACCAGCAAACCTCGCGAGGCGCGGCAGCCGTGGGTTGCCTGAGTGATAGTGATAGTGGCGCCTGCGCCGTGGGTAGCTGACGAGTAGTAGACCACCGACTGGAAGGCGAGCATCGCCTGGGTCACGCCACCCGTGGTGATCTGAATCGAATCGGCGTTGACGGTGATCCCCGAGCCAGCCCCTACGTCCAGGCTGTTGCCGGTCTTGGTCAGGCCCGCACCAGCGGTGATCATGCCCGCGCCCGAGAACTGAGCGAACACCAGTGGGGTGGTATCGAGCGTGATCGGCTGATTGGTGGTCAGTACCCACCCGCTGTCAGCGTTGGCCGTGCCCTCCTCGATGAAGGTGAACATGCCGGCCGTCATCTCGGCACTCACGTCCGCATCGGTAGCGCGAGTCACGCCGACGGCAGCCCCGTTCCAGACCCAGATGCCGTTCTGGGAGCCAGTCGTTTGATCCTTCAGCAGAATGCGGTCACCGACGACCAGGGTCACGCCGTCGAGGGTCGCGCCGGGGGAAGACGTGTTGACGTTCGCCGTCGAGGCGGCGCGGCAAGAGTTCTTGACATCCAGCCCCTGCGCGATGCCATCGACGTAGCCCTTGCTCGCCGCGTCAAGGACGCCTATGGGTGTCGCCAGATTGCTGATGCGCTGGTTGTTGAGTGACACCGCCGCAACCGGTGCCGTAATAGCGTCCAGGGTGCGGTTGCCAGGCATGGCTTGCTGGGCACCGGCTCCCAGCGTGCGGAGGCTGCCGGTAGCCACCACCGCATCCACGGCCATTGGGTCTGAGCCACCTGGCTGGTGGGTGGTGGCGTGCGCCGTCGGCGTGCGAGCGTCAGTGAAACGGCTGTCATTGCCCGCCGCTGCCTGGGTCCCGCCTGTACCCAGCGTCCGCAGGCTGGGCGTGCCGGCCGTGCCGTCCTTGTTGGCCGCCGCGACATCGGTATCCACGATGACGCCCGTGGCGATCTGGACGCTGGTAGCCGTACCGGTGATGTCGCCGGCAAGCTGGATGGTGCCTTGCGTCGTGGTGGTCGCCGGTGGGGTTCCACCCGCGCCGCCCTTGGCCGATTGCCAGACGCTGCCGTCCCACCACCACAGGGTGTTGTCAACGGTGTTGTAGTAGAGCTGCCCGGTGACAGGGCTGGAGGGCGCGGTGCCAAGCTGGTGGCCGCGCAGGTTGCGCGCCTCGTACTTGGAGAAGTCCAGGGCGTTGGCAAGCGTTGGCATGGCTAGTTGAAGTACGCCTTTCCGCTGGTTGCGCTACCGAACGAGAGCGTCACCTGAGAAGTACTGTCGTAGTGGATGTCGGGCAGCACGGTAGACCCGCCCGTATCGACCACGTCCACGGCGGGGTACTTGCCCAGGGCGTGCGCGACCGTCCATGTCGCTGCCGGCGCCGACTGGTTATGCACGTAGTTCAGGTCGCCGCCACCCGTGCCGCCGCCAGCCGGCGCGTCAACGTCCACCCACAACACGAGTGTGTCGCGTGGCGAGGGCGCGGCAGGATCGATCCACACCTCCTCGACGGACCCGCTGCCACCCTCACCGGGTGGCCCTTGCGGCCCCGGCGGACCGGGTGGGCCTGGTGGTCCCGGCGGACCGGGTGGGCCGGGGTAGCCCCACTCGGGCGGCAGCGGCGTGCCGCTAACCGGATTCCAGTTGACCGTCACAACACCACGCCCTGGCCTGCGGTGCCGACCACTTCACCGAAACCGATGCGACGAGCAGGCGGTGGACCCCAGATCAGGCTCTGGCGCGTGAACTCGCGTGCGGCCATCTCCTGGGTCGCCTGGAGATTGCCAGCCGCTGCCGCGAACATATGACTCGGGAACAGGTGCCAGGCCTCGATGTGGCCTGCGCTCGCGGCGTAGTCGAGGTCCACGGCTAACTGGTCGGTGTCCTGGGTTGGACCCGTGCTGGACTCAGCGCTATTCACCCAGGACCAGGCCGGCCGCGAGGCGGTCACCCACAAGCTGGCCGGCGCGTAACTGCCGCTGGTCCCGCCAAGCAGGACGTGCCCCTGCTGCACGTACGCGTGGAAGGGAGCCTCAGCCCACGGTTTCAGCCAGCCGTACTGTGCGCCCGTGACCTGATCCGGGTTCGTCAGCCACGGGAACTGATAAGTCAGGTCGATGTCGCCGTACCCGTTGGTGAGGCCAGCAGGCACCAGCTCGCTGGTGAAGCAGCGCCGCAGTCCGGCCAGCACCGCCTGGCGCAGCTCCTGCTCGGGGTGCAGATGGGTGAAGTCGGCGAGCTCGCCGGGCACCATCGGCGCGTACCAGTTGCGATCGATGACCACGCGGCCTGAGGCCGAGTCGAAACTCTGCACCTGGCGCGTGCGGTCCTGGGCGTTGTAGGCCACCGTACTGCCGTCCGCTTTGACGCCGCGGCGCAGCAGCCACAGGTTCTCAGGGCCGCCCAGGATCGAGGACGAGCGCAGCGTGGGCATGTACGCCGAGGTCGCCGTCGAGGTGGTCGGCACCTGAGCGTCCTGGGCAGCCTGGAAAAAAGGCCCGGTCCTGCGGGCCACCTCCTGCTCCAGTTGCGCGAGCGTGATCACAGCGTCCTGAAGGTAAGATCCGGCGTGAGCGAGGTATAGCTGCCCACGGTCACCGAGATGCGGTAGTGATAGGTGGTGCCCGTGGTCAGCGCTGTCAGGTTGGCCACGATCGCGCCCGTGCCAGCCGCTGGCGTGGCGTTCTGGTTGCTGCCGTAGGCCGTGGTCGTGCCGTAGTTGACCACCATGCCCGTGCAGGCCACGTCCACGGTCCAGTTGACGGTCGCCGTGGTGGTAGCGATCGGCGCCACGTAGATGCCGCGGATGTTGGCGCCCTGCATGGCCGCCTTGCCCGAATTGATCAGGTCGCGCACGTACGCCTCGTCGGTGATGCTGGCGGCGTGCCCGGCCCCGTGAATGGTGGTCGGCGTGACCGAGTCCACCGCCGGGGCGAGGAAGACAATGTTGGACATCAGGCTGCCGGTGCCGAGAACAGCGCAGGTGGCGGCGGCCCGTCGAGGAGCTCCGCCTTGCCCTCGAGCAAGAGGCTCTTGATGTAGTCGTAGTCGGCCTCGACGTAGTCCGTCTCGTGCCCCGGCCCGTAGGTGGTGGCCGGGTGGTCAGGACGCGGGTCCGTCGCCGGAGCCAGGAAGCGGATGCGCGGCATCAGCCCTTGCTCCGGCTACTCGGCTTTGTCTGGACCGTGTCTTCTCTGGCGGTGCGCTCGGCATAGTGGGTGGGTTCTGGCTCGGCCTGTTCCGCGGCGAGGTCCGACACCTTGCCGTCGGCGCGCCAGGCGGCAAATACCTCGTCGTCGACGTCCACCTCCGTGCCGGCCGCGAAGTTCTCACCCGTCTTGGGATGGGTGAGCGGCACCAGCGTTCGTACTTTCGGCATTACTTCTTGCCTTTCCTGCCCTGCCGCGCCTGGCGCAGCGCCGCGGCGACGGCCTGCTTCTGTGGGTGGCCGGCCTTGACCATCTCTCGAATGTTCTGACTGATCGTGGCGCGGCTCGAGCCTTTCTTGAGCGGCATCAGCGCATCTTCCGCAGCGTGAGCGCGAGTCGAGCTCGTTGGCCGGTCTTGCCCTTCTGCTTCGCCGCGGCCTCCAGCCTGGCGCGTGGGATGGGCTTGTCGCCGGAGGCACCCAGCGTCTTTCGCAGCGCACCGGGCTTCGAGATCGCGCCGGAGATCCAGTTCTTCTTGGCCATCGGACTACGCCGGAGTCGGGGGCACCGGCTCCGGTTCAGGCTCTGGCTCGGGCTCGGGATCGGGCGGCTGCGGAGGCTTCGGATCTTCGTACATCGTGCTAGCCCTCACCACCGGTGGCGGCCTTCTGCTGCAGCGCAAAGAAGGGATAGCGGGACGCCTTGGTCGATTGCTGGCGGTTGACCGGGTTGGGGATCGCCCACGCGAAGCGAGCGGTCACGCGCAACGCGACCATGTCCTGCTGCATCAGGTTGTACTGAATGACGGGCGGGCTACCGTTGTCGGTGATCACGCCGGTGTCGAACATCTCCATGCTGATGTCGTCGCGGATCGCCAGCATGCTCTGGTCCCACTGGCCACCAATCATGGAATAGCCCGAGGCGCCGGTGTTGAAGCTGGTCAGGCCCGCGTTGGAGAAAATGATCGGCTCGCCGAACAGGCTGCCGGTGTTGATCGACGCATTCGGCGTGGCGTTGTCGCCCAGGAAGAGCAGACCTTTCTGTGCATCGCGCAGACCACGCAGCTTGGCCTTGACCTGGCGGCGTGCCCAGAAGCCGGTCACGTCGAAGCCGTCGGCTTCCACCGTGGCCATGGCGTTGTTGATGTCGTCCAGGTAGTCGACGGCGCTGGAGACAACCACGAGGTTGCCCGCGGAGTTCGCGCCGGTGACGATCGCTGGCGGGAAGGTGGTGGGCGCGTTGGTGCCGAAGAACACGGCGTCATCGAGCGCCACGCCAAACGCCTCGGTGACTTTGGGCTTGACCTGGCTCCAGAAGTCGTAGTCCATGTCATCGAGCAGGTTCTTGGCGATCGGCACGATGACGGCCATCTCTTCAGCGTTGAGATACACGTTGTCCCACTGGAGCGAGGTGGTCTGCTTCATGCCGATGTCGCGCGCGTCCAGGCTCGCGCCGGTGATCCAGTACGCGGTCGGCAGCTGGCTCATAACCGGGATGCGCTGCTGCGCTCGCTTCATCCTCACGTGAGGCATCAACTGGAGCGCGGCGCTCTTGACCTCGATTGACTGGACGATGTCGCGCTGAACGTCCTCGGGAATGAGCGGCCCCGAACCTGGGGTCGCACGGGTGGCGATAGAGCTGTACGGAATGGGAGTGGCCCTCTATGGAACGGGGCCAGTCCGAAAACTAGCCCGCGCTGTTGTGTCGATTGCCGACGCCGTAGTACTCGCGAAAGATGTCCGACATCTGCTTGTCAGCGGCTGAGCCGCTCGAGGCGGGCAGCAGATCCGGTTCGGTGGTGCCGCCGCGCGCCTCGCTCAGGATCTGTTTCCTGAACGCCTGGTTGCGCCTGAGCTTGCCTTCGGCTTCTTTTTCGCCCTCGGCCTTCCAGTGCTTTTCCAGGCTCTTCAGCGCCTCGGCGACCACCAGCTTGCGTCCGTCCAGTCCCTTGCCCGCGCCCTCGAGCTGCATGATCCGCTGACGTTCGCGGGGCGGCAGCACCTCCATCAGGGGGTCGATCGAGATCCGATCGTGCTGGCTGCCCACGGTGGCGAAGAAGTCCGTCAGGCCAGCGCTCTGCTGCTGCTGTTGCTCGGCCTCGCGCTCCTGTTGCGCGTATGCCCACGGATCGTCGTCGCGGAGTTTGCGACGGTCTTGCGCTCGCTGGTCGGCGGCCCGTTTCGCCTCGCGGCGATCGGTTTCGGCCTGAACCCGACGCTGTAACTCGTCCTCGGTCAGCGTCAGCGTCTTCGACGCTCCGTCCGGCTCGCCTGACTCCTGCGTCTCAGTCTGAGTCTCCGGGGCTGGCCTGCGGTTGAACAGCCGCTGCCACCAGCCTGGTGAAGACTCCTCCTGAGTCGGCTCCGAAGTCGGCTCCGAAGCGGGTGCATCGGGCGACTGCGCCTCCTGGGAAGGAGTGTTTTCTGCTTGTTCGTCGGCCATCATAGAACCTTTCTACGGATACGCGTAGTCCGGCGCGTACTGATCCCACGGATTGCCCGTGGGGATCGCCCCGAAGTTGGGCGCCGCCGGCGGCGTGGGCTGCATGTTGGGCACCAGCGCTTGCTGGCGCTGGGCCAGCACGTCGGCAGCCTGGCGGTTCTGCCACTCGCTGAACCAGTCGGAGGTGGGCAGCTCCGGCGTGGGCACCGACGTGCGCGTGCCCGGCGGGTTAGGCGCGCCGGGCGGCAGCGGTGGTGACGGAGGCGGCGCGGGCGCGCCGGGCGGGGCGTACTGGTTGCGGCCCAGTGCCGTCGCCACGTCGACGTTCTGGAAGTTGGGGGCCGGCAGCCCGTTGGCCTGCGCCGCGGTGGGGTCGATGTACTTGAGCGCGTTCATCGTGCCCTTCTGGTACAGGTCGACCGGGTTGGGACCCTTCCACGTCAGGGCGCTCGGGTTGGTCGGCGTCTGGCCTTTGGCGAGCTGGGCCGAGGCAGCGTAGAACTCCGGGTTGGTGACCGGGTGCGCGGCCTGCAGCGCCTTGAAGGCGTTGACCGCGCCGGTGCCGTACGGCTCCGCCGCGGAGGCCGCGGAGGTGCGCGCCTTCATCTGGTCGAGCGCCTGCTGCTGGTAGGCCTGCTGCTTGACCGCGTCGAGTTGGCCCAGCTGCGGCGCGACGTTGGCGTCGTACCACGTGTTGTAGTCCTTGAGCGCGTTCTCAGCGGTGTACGACGGGTCGCCTTTGGCGGCTCGGGCCTGGACCTCGTCGCTCTTCTGCTGCATCAGCGTCTGGATCTGGCCGATGCGCGCCTGGACGTCGGCCAGCGTCTTGGGCTGGAACGACGGGTTCGCCTGCGAGGTCAGCTTGCCGGAGGCGTCCATGGTGGTGATGTACGGCTGATCGGCACCGGCCGTGACCTGGGTCGGCTTCTCGGGCACGGCCCGCGCACCGATGTCGGTCGTCTTCCACTCCCCACCCTCGTACGTCTGGGTGACGTGGTAGTTGTTCTCGATCGCCGGCCGCGTGTCGCCCGGCTGCGGCGCGCCGGGAATGGCTGAGGCACCCACCTGGGTGGTGCCCCAGTTCCCGTTCTGGTACGTCTTGGTGACGTAGCGGCCCTGGACGACGTCGGTCATCGTGTCGCCGTTCTTGGGCTGCGAACCGGGCTGTAGCGTGGTCAGGTTCTGGCCGTCCCAGGCGAACATCGAGCCGCCCTGGCCCTGCACGATCTGACGCTTGTCCGGCTCGGCCGGGCGGAGCTCCTTGAGCGTCGTGCCGTCCCACGAGAACTTCTGGCCGCGCTGGCCGTCGACGACGGTCGGCTTCTGGGCGTTGGCGTCGGCCGGCACGGTGACGCGATTGCTCGAGTTGCTGGGGTCCTGGAGCGCGATGACCTTGCTGGTGGGGTCCGCCGGATTGGCGTGGATCTGCACCCACGACGCCGGGTCGCTGGGTGGGCGGCTACCGGCTGGAGCGGCTTTGCTCTCGGGCGGGATGCTGGTGTCGAGCTCGAACGCGCCGGTGGCGCCCGTGCCGCCCGGTGGCGTGCCCTTCGGATTCCAGCGGTAGGTGTACGTCTTGACCGAGCCGTCCGGCTGCGGCATGTCGATCGTCTTGGTTGTCGGCGCGGCCTGCGACGTCGAGGCAGCAGGCGGCTTGAGATACGGCAGCATCGACCGCTCGTCGCTGTTCAACTTGTCGAGGTTGTTTCGGGCAACCTGCATCGCAGCAACGTTGTTCTTGCCGTCTGGATTCAGAACGGGGTCGACGCCACCTGAGTCGATGATGGCTTGCTGACGCGCCTTGTCCTGCTGAAGCCGCTGCCACTGCGCCAGGACCACCTGGTTGAAACTGGCGGTATCGGTCGGGAGTTGAGGCTGCTGAGTCTGATCCGGATCCATGCGTTATCTCCCTTGCGCCGCGGCGAGGTGGTCTTCGATCAGTTTGTCGATCGCTCGATTCTGCTGCTGCTGAATCTGTTCGGAGACGCGATACACCGGGCTGACGATGCCGCCGTAGAGCGACGCAAGCTGGACCTCCTCGTTCGTCGGCGGCGGCGCGTGGGTGGGGTCGGCCTTGTAGGCGTTCCAGCGCGCCACGGCGCGGTCGATGTGCGCCTCCTCCTGCGCGTCGGTCACGCCCGGGTATTTCTGCGGCAGGCCGGTGTCCGCCGCCGAGTTGGGAATACCCACCTGATCGCGCAGCGTGTCGCGCAGGTGCAGCTGCGCGGTCCGCATCATGCTGAGTTTGCGGTCATCGGTCGTGTTCGGGTCGTTGTATTCCGGCAGCTGGCGCACGGTCTTGGCCACCACCGGTTCCTGGAACTCGCCCATGAGCTGGTCCAGGCGGTCGTACTTGTCGGCGGCCATCTGGCCACCGTAGTTGCGAACGACGCCGGAGGTCAGCCCGCCGATGATGGCGCCCGGCAGCGACGTGCCTTCCTTGCCCATGGCCGCGTCGGTCACGCCCAGGCCGTAGCGGCCGAGCGTGCCCAGGTTCTCATTAATAAGGAAGTCGATCTGCATCGGCGACACGCCGTAGGCTTCGCCCAGACGCCGCGCCAGCAGACTGGTGCGGTCGTTGGCCTGGGCCGACGGCGGCAGATCCTGATACGCCTGGGGCACGATCGGCAGCCCGGTGTAGAAACGGCGGTTGGCCGCGAGCTCCGAGGGCGTCCGCAGCGGTGCCGGAAAGAACGAGCCGGCCACGGAGCTGGGCGAATCACCCGAAATGGGCGAGATCGTGCTGAGCGCGCCGAGTCCCACGTCCTGTGGCGAACGCGGGTCCCAGTGCGACTGGTCGGGGTCGGCGTGGCTCGAGATCCAGTTGACAGGATCGGTAAACGCGGACAACTCGCCCAGCGGGATGCTGAGACGGTTGATCGTCTTGTAGCCGATGCCGTTGGCGTTCTTCTCCGACCCCGGCAGCATGATGATGGCGTTCTGGCGACGTTCGTACTCGGGGATGTCGTAGAACGCCGGGTCCTGCTGGTTGCGCTCGTTGTTGGCCGCCACGGCAGCAGCCAGGCCGCCCAGCCTCAGCCTGGCGATGGGATCGTCGCGCAGGCTACGGCCGATGTTCAGCAGGCCCTGGCTGCGGGCGTTCAGGAACAGCGAGGCCATGTTCAGCTGCTGCAGGATGTCGCCGCTGCGCTGGAAGTCGACGGTGGCGCGACGTCCGGAGGTAGCCGCTTCCGCCGGCGACTCGCCGGCGAGCAGGTGCTGCTCGAAGGCGGCCAGGTGGGGTCCCTGCTCGATGACTTCGCCGGCGCGGGTGATGAACTTGAGCTTGAGCGCGTCCATGGCCAGCCGCGCCAGGTCGCTCTGGTCGTGCAGCACGAGGCCACCGGTGTCGGCAATGAGCTTGTCGATGTCCTGTGGCGAACGCTGATAGAGCGACTCCATGCCGCCACCGGCCTGGATGTACTGGCGCCACAGATCGTCCTGCCTGGCAGCCGAGAGCATGCCGCGGGGGATGTTCTTCGCCGTCGTGCCGCCCTCGCGCACAAAGGTAGTGATGAAGTCGCGGATCGCGTTGGTGGCCAGGAACGAGGGACTCGCTGCGGTCGCGCCCCAGCGCAGGGGCGCGTTCAGCGCCTGGAGCACCTTGCCGAGCGCACCGGGGTCGGTGCCCTCGAGGTTCTTCATCAGCGACTCGAGGCCCGGCACCTGGCTGACGTCGTAGTAGACGCGCTTGCCGTTCTCGTATTTGCTGACGCGGCCCGGCACGTCGCCGCTCATGCGCCTGAGCACGGTGGCGATGTTCGACGGCGCACCCAGCAGCTGGCTCATCGGTGCGCCGCCGGGGCCGGCCACCTCCGGACCGGTGACGAGCTGCATCGGGTTGATGCGTTTGACGAGCGGCGCACCGGCGGCATCCACCAGGGTGGGGTCGTTCATCGCCGCGTCGAGGATCGCGCTGGCGACCCCGTTGCGGTTGTTGAGCACGTCACTCTGCATGAAGTGGCGCACCAGCGAGCGCAGCGGCTGCTCGGTCGCGTCCTCTGAACCCTCGCCGGCCAGCCGCCGCAGCAAGTTGTCGGTGGTAACCAGCCGATTGCCGCCGCCGCTCACCCCGCCGGCTTCCTCGTCCAGATACTTCATCAGCACGGTGGGGTTGTAGTGGGGCTGCTCCGTCATCAGCCGCTGCGCCAGGTCGGGGTCGATCATGCCCGCGTCCACACGCGCCTGGAGTAGACGGGTGGTCGCGTCGTTCAGCATCTTGTCGCCCTGTTGCAGCGCGGCCCAGCCTTTGGGACCCACCTCCTGCTCGAGCGAGTCGAGCGCGGCCTGGGCGTCCGCGGCGGTCTTGACCCCGCCCGAAGCCTCGCGTGCGCCGCCGTACAGGTTGGCGACTTCCAGATCGCGCTGGTACTTGCGGAACTCGTTCAGGTACTCGTCGCCTTCTTTCTGACCCAGTACCTCGCGCACGCCACGCAGCGCCGGCGTGATCTCGTCATCCACCAGCAGCTTGGCCCGTGCGCCGCGGCCGGCGTACGTCGCCAGCAATGATTCGGCATCCATCTCCGGCGTGAACGCCGACCCGAGCGCTTCCCTGGCGCGGCCGGACATCTGGTTGATCTGCGCCCACTTGTCGGCGGCTGCCGTGTCGAGCGTGCCGGTGCGCCCGCCCAGCCCGATCGCGTTGGCCACGCCTTCGGCGACGCGGTCGGGCAGCGACGGCTGCGTGTCCTGGTCACGGAACATCTTGATCGTCGCGTCGCGCACGGCGTTGCCGGTGGTGCTGGGCTTGCGCGTCGCGGCGTAAGCGACCTCCGGCGGCGAGAGCACGTCGAGCGCGCCCAGCCCCCGTCCGGCAAGTTCGCCGGCTGCCTCCCGCGCCAGCCTGGCACCCTGTTCCTCGCCACCCATCGGGATCAGCAAGTTGGCGATCTGGCCGGCGACCTCGCGAGGACCGACCTGTAGCGGCCCGACCTCGAACCCGAAGTCCTCGTGGCCGGGCACGCCGGCGCGCTCGAGGCCGGCCGTGGCTGCCTCGCCTAGGTTGGGCGCGAGCTGCATCGCGAGCTGGCTCCCGGCCACGCCGGGATTGAGCTCCGCGCTAATCACGCCCTGTGGGGTCAGGTTCTCGAGCACCTGGCCGACCCTGGACTGCTCCTGCTCGCCGAGGTTACCGAGGGCGCCGCCCACCGCCTGCTTGACGCCGCCCAGCACAGGCGCCTGGTCGAAATTTTCGCCGGCCTGGCCGAGCACGTCGCGCTGCGACTGAGGCATGGCGTTCTGGCCGACGGAGTCGATGAAGTCACCGAAGGCGCTCTTGAGCCGCTCCGCCGGAGTCTGGTCCTCCACGATCGCGGGAGGGCTGGTGGATGTGGTCGTCGACGTCGAGTCCGGCAGGATCGACTCGGTCGGCGTCGCTGGCTGGAACGCGTCGTGGAAGGTCGCGCCCACGTTCGAGAAGAAGTCACCGAAACCTTGAGCAACGCCACGATCAGCGGTGCTGGTGGCCGGTACCTGCGGGTTGTCGGCAAATAGCGCACCCTGGATGCGGCCCATGCGCTGCTGCATCTGGTCGGCGGTCATCCACTCAGAGCCGCCCCTGAGGTCCAGCCCGGACTGGCCGACGTGGAACGCGCCACTCTGCGGGTCGTAGCCGTCGGCAAAGAAGTAGTGGCCAGGGGTGCTGATGGTCACCGGGTTGCCGGTCTGCGCCTCGCGGGCCATGGCGTTCACGTCCGGTCCCACTGCTCGCGTGGCCACGCCGAGTTTGTCCATCAGCGCTTTTTCGGACCCCAGCCCGGCCATGCCGCCGGCACTCGTCCAGCCCACCGTGGCAGCCAGGTCGGTGGCTTCCCTGAGCGTCGGGTTGCGGCCGTACATCTGGGCGAAGCGCACCGCCGCGGCCGGGCCGCACGCAGCATACGCCTCGTCGTTGGAGAGCTGCGGCTGGCCGAACTGGCTGACCTGGCTGGCCGGCTGCGCGGCTGCCTGCTGCGCCCAGCCACCGGTCCTGGCCAGCAGATCCTGGGGCGTCAGGCCCGGTCCCGCGCTGAGCTCGTTGAAAGCGCTGGCGTAGTTGCGCCGAGCGGCGGAGGCAGGGTCGGTGAAACCGGCCGGCCGCTCCGCCTGGGCGGCCACCCACGAGGCCTTCTCCGCGCCGGTGAGGCCCTGCGGCGCCGACTGGTACGCCTTTGCGTACAGCGGGATGATCCTGCTCGCCTGCATCTCGGCGCCCTCGGAGCCGAGGAGCTGCGCCTCGGGGATGCCGGCGCCCATGCCGCCCAGGTCGAACTGGAACAGGCCGCGGCCACCGCCACCCTGCTGGACGGCGTTGATGTTCCAGCCGCTCTCCGCCTTGGCTCCGGCCGCGACCGTGCGAATGAAGTCGGGATCGTTGGCGAGCTCGCCCGGCGCGTTGCGGCTGATCAACTGTCCCAGCCAGTCGGGCACGCCGGAGACGGGAGCCGACGTGCCCGCTGGTGAGGGGGGAGTGGGCAGCTGAAAGCTCGAGGCGAACTGGTCGAGGTCGGCGCCGCTGCCCTGCGCCGCCGTGAGCGCGTTGCCGACCACGTCGTGCATGCCCTGACCGGCCTGGTTGATGCTCGAGCCGAAGCTCTGGGCAAAGGCGTCGACGTCGCCGCCGGCCTGCTGCACGGCGTTCAGCCCGTTGCCGAACACGTCGGCGAGCCACGACGAGGACAGGCCCCCACCCCCCGGCTGTGGTGGCGTGGGTGCTGGAGGTGCTGGCGACGGTTCGGGGGGTGCCGGCGCCGCGGCCTCCGGCTGCTCCGGAGATGGCCCTGACGGAGCAGTCTCGGGCGGCGGCGTAGGCTCAGGAGGGAGCGTCGGCGGCGGCGCGGCCCAGCCGCCGATATTGGCCAGGCTCTGCTCGATGCTCGGCGGCGTGGGCGGTGGCGGGGTCGCGACGGCGCCCACGGTGGCGCTGCGATCGCCGAGCATCTGGTCCAGGCCGAAGCCGTCGATCTTCTGCTGGAGCTGCTGCTGGAGTTGCTGCTGCTGGTAGGCGTCCCAGTCCTGCTGGTCGATGTCCGGCAGCATCGTCACGGGTTCATGCTCCGCATGGCGATGATGACGATCAACGCCACCAGCGTGCCCCACGCGACGAAGATGCGGAACTGGTCATCGCTCACGCGAAACGCCAGGTGGGGTGGCGGCTATAACCGGGACAGCCGTCGAAGGTGGTCCAGTACAGCGGCGCTCGAGGCGACCACCACCAACTGCGGCGTTTCCAGAAGCGCGGCCTCACTGCAAGCGCCACGTCCCGGCCGTCGCGTTGTTGCTGCCATATTGAGGAAGCGCCTGGTTGTAGAGCGCCGTGACGTCGTCCTTGTTCCAGCCCGCAGCTTCGTACTGGCCGAGCATCAACTGTTTCTGCGACGGGGTGAAGTTGTTCCACGCCTGTGCGGAGATCTGGTTGGGGGCCGGCAGGTTGTACTGCTGCTGCTGGCCACCGTACATGTTGGTGCCGTTGCCGGTGGCCTGCGCCTGCTGGTCCGGCGTGGCGCCCTGGCCGCCGACACCGATGCCCGAACCCCACACTTGGCCGCCCGAGGCCTGGGCCTGCGGGTTGTAGCCGGCGATCTGTTGCTGCATGGTGTACAGATCGACGGCCTGGGGCTGCACGCCGGTGGTTGCTCCGCCGCCGGGCACGTACTGGCCCATGGCCGCGGCGTACAGGTCGCGCATGCCCTGCGGGGTAGAACCCAGCACCTGCTGGTACTTGGCCCAATCGGCCGGACCTCTGAGACTGGCGAGCTGCTGCAGGTACGCGAGCGTGTTCTGTTGCGCGAGCTGACGCTGCTGCGCCTCGAACTGCTGCTGCTGGAAACCCTGACTCCATTGCTGCTGCTGGCCCTGGAGCGTCTGCGTTTTCCCGTAGTCGGGATTGGCGTTGTAGAACTGGTTGAGGCCGGCCGAGGCATCCCTGGCCCAGGACATGGCCGCCTTCTGCGGGTCGTTCTGGTTGTACTGGATGTACGTGTCCTGGGTGCCCTTGTCCTGCGCCCAGAAGTCGTTGGGGTTGACGTTGGCCTGACGTGCCGGCGTATACCAGCCGGTCAGCCCGGCCTGTTGCGCGGCGAGCGCCTGGGCCTGCTGCTGGGCCTGCTCGGTCTGGTAGCCCTGGTACGGCATCTGGCCACCGGGCGCGATGTACTGGCCGTAGAGCTGGCTCTGGTTATAGGCCTGCTGGTACTGCTGCTGCGCGGCGGTCAGCGTCTGCTGGCCGGTGGTCGGCTCGCCGCCGGCCCCGAACCACGTGCCGAACTGGCCGGTGAACCACTGCTCCTGGGGATTGTTCCACTGGCCGTTCCACATGCCCGTCTGGCCGGCCTCGTCCAGCTTCTGCTGCCAGCGGAACTTGGCCCACGCCAGCGCGTCGGACTGCGACTGCCCCTGCGCCAGCGCCTGGTAGTAGGCATTCTTGGCTTCGGAGTCGGCCAGGCTGGTGTCGAGATAGTTCATCGATTCCGGATCCATCAGGCCCTCCTCGGGATGTATTGCCGCTCCTGCTGCTGATGCAGGCGCAGGGCGTAGTCCGTTGCGGCCTCCGGCGAGGTGAAGATGCCGAGGTGCCGGCCGGTGTCGTAGTACTGGTCGATAGCTTGCTGGTTGGTCAGGATGCGGCCGTCATCGCTGACCGTAGGCACCAGGATCTCGCGACCGTTCTCGTCCTCGAAAGAGATCGAGCGCACCGTACTGATGCTGCCATCCGGGTTGTTCACCACCGGGCGGGTATTGAGGTCGATATTCCCACCAGCGATCAGTCCAGGGGCGGATGGCTGGCCGCCAAGGCGCGCGGCCAGGTCAGGATCAGGCATCTGGGAGTTGGTCAGCGGCACCACCGCTTCAGGCCCTTGCTCACCGATCAGGGCCACAGTCGGCTCGGTGACGACGCCACCGGAGGCCATCGGGCGGACGCCGGGAGGTGGCATCATGGGTGGGCGTGGCGGAACGGGCATTCGCGGACCAGCTAACGGTGGCCCTGCGGCGCCTGGGCCTGGCAACGAACCGCCTGGAGGACCTGGCGGCGCGCCTGGAGGTCCTGGAGGCCCGCCTGCGGGTCCGCTCGGAGCGCGAGTCGGCCACTGGTTCGGGACTGCGATCTCAGCTGGAGTCGGAATCTTCAGCTCCGGATGCGCCCGAATGATGGCCTTGTAGACCAGCCCGAAGCCCTCCACGCCCAGCCGCTGCAACTCCTCGTTGCGTCCCTGCGCATTGGGTGAGCCGTCCGGGTTGAACAGCTTCTGGCGGTAGTACTCGACCTTCTGCGCCTCGGTGGTCTGCGCGGCGAACGGCGCCCGCGTCGGGGCGAAGGCCAGCGCGATGTCGTTGGCGGTCTGGTCGATCCACAGCGCGAGGTCGTTGGCGACCTCGTCCATCATCGTGCCGGCCACGCTCAGCCTCCGGGCATGGGCAGCGCCCGCGCGGGTGGGCCGGGCACCACCGGCGTGCCGGGGATGCCGCCACCTCCGCCGGGCGGCGGCGGAGCGAGGGGCAGGCCCTGGCCGGGGCTGGGCACCGGGTTAGGCGGCATGCCGCCGGGTCCGGGCATGGGCGGCGCACCCGGCGTCCCGCCTTGGACACCCGCAGCTCCGGGAGGGGGCATGCCGGGTGGCGGGGCGCCGGGCATCTGCTGGGGCAGGCCGAGCGCTTCCATGCGCGCGGAGCGGATGGTGGCGATCTTCTGGAAGATGGCGTTCTTGAGCTCCTGCTGGATCTCCTGGCTATTCTTCAAATCGTGCAGCAGCCAGCTCTTTTCGACCTCGTCGGGGTTGGCTCCGGCGCGCTCGACCGCGTCCTCGTAGGTGATGAGCTTGAGCTGCATCTTCTCACCGATGGCGCGCGTCTCGATGATTTCGTTCGAGGGTGTGGAGGGTGCGAGCTTCACTTCGTAGCGGTGGACGCCTTTCAAGTCATCGGGACCGATGCCGAGCCAGGTGGCTTTACTCTGGCCACCAATCGTTTTCTTGCCCTTCTTGGCTTCGATCTCGCCCCAGGCGTAGACCTTCTCCGAGATCCTGTTCTGGATCAGCCACGACTCGAAACCGATGCGCTCGCCGAGTGCGACCTCTGCATTTGAGACGATCGGGTCCCACCCCAATCTGGCCAGATACGCGGCCTGGTTCAGCGCGTAGCCCGACTGGTCGGAGGCGACCATGCCCTGCACGACGCTGGGCAGCGCCCACTCGAGCATGTCCTTGATGTTGCCCAGGATCTTGTCGGCGTCCACGCCCGACTTCGGCTGGTCGATGGGAGAAACGTCGAACGGGAACAGCTTGCCCGGCTCGATGGTCTGCGCCCCGCTGGCCTGCTCTCTGGCGTCGGTGCCGTAGGGCATCGCCGGCAGCCCGGGGATGACGCCCGGCGGGGTGGTCTTCTTGAACGCCGGGTAGGCAGTCATGTACGCCGCCTGCCCCTGCATCGTCAGCAAGCTATCTAATAAAGGAAAGAGCCTGAGGAAGCCGAACAGGATGCTCAGGCCGGCCCGTTCGGGCAGACGGCTCGCGGTGGTGATGCCCAGCGCGTGGAAGTAGGGTCCTTTTAACGTTTTCAGGACGGGGTCGCCGTAGGGATGCTTGAGCACCCTGCACAGCGTCGCCTCGCCCAGGCTGCCCTGGCCCTTCGAACGCTGGCCCGGTCCACTGAGCAGGATGATCTGACGCTGCCAGTCCCAGGCCTCGACACAGCGGATCGTCTCGGTCGTGCCACTCTGGCGTCCACCGTGCAGCATGCCGCTCCACTCCGCCCGGGCCAGCTCCGCGGCGGCCGGGTCGAGGTCGCCCCACGTCTTGGGGCTGACCACCTCGCCGTTCGAGTTCAGCCCGGTGTGGAAGCGCTCGAGCGCCTCGAGGTACGGCAATTCCTTGATCTCGACGGCGCTCGTCAGGCCGTTCTCGTTCTTGGTGTAGTAGAAGGTTTCGGGCGGCACGTCGGTGGAGGCGATGGGGTACGGCAGGCCGAGCTTGAAGTCCTCCGTCGCGTGGTCGTACATGCGATCTTTGGCGTCCTGGTCGAGCTCGTGCTCGGCGTCCTGGGCAGCCTGCAGCGCTTCCTGCTTGGAGTCGTAGGTCGACCAGGCGGCTCTGGTGCGTTCGACGGTCTTGATGATGCCCTCGCCCTTGACGGCCAGGCTCCACATGAACAAGCGCAGCAATTGCCGCCGCGCTTCCTGCTCCTGTCTGGTCCACGACGCCTCGAAGAAGTGCTCCCTGAGCGTCGAGTTGCTCTGGTACACGTCGCCGAAACCGATCGGCTTGAAGACGATGGACATCGGGTTGACCGACAGCGCCGCGGTCACCGTGGTGGCGATGTGCAGCGCCAGCGGCGATCTGACCTCGATCGCCGTCTTGCGGTACGCCTCCGGGATATCCACGGGCAGCTCGCCGAAGAGCACCGCGTCGATATCCCTGTACAACTCGTCGCGATCGGAGAACTGGCGCTGCAGATCCTGGGCCAGCTCCAGCGTGGCGCGCTCCATGGCCTCCTCGTCGGACGACTTCGTCGTCTTGAACCAGGACGAGGGCGGGCGCGTCACGCGCGATCGCTCCGGTTCTCGGGCACGGGCGTCGTGGCGGGGATCTTCTTAATAGGTAAGCAGCGCGCCGGCCGCTCGGCCATCAGCGCTTCTGCTCCGTGACGTAGAACGTGCTCGGCAGGCCGTCCAGGATCTGGCTGCCGGCGGGTCCGTGCAGGCCCAGGCCGAGTCGGCCGCTGCCGGGACCCGGCGGCTGGTAGTAGTAGATGCCGACGGCCATCATGCCGAAGTCGGCCTCCGGCGCGTCGATGGCGCCCAGTGCCTGGCCGATGAGCGCACCGTTGATGGTCACGCCCCACATCAGGTGCTGGCCTTTGGTGGCGCACGACAGCGGCACGTTGAACTCGATGCGGATCGGTGCGCCGCTGAGCGACAGCGTGACCTGGATCGGACTCTCGAGCCACGTGTAGGCCTGCGGCAGGGTCCAGGCGACGAAGTCGACGAAGCTGCCGACGAGCGCCTGGGCGGCTTGCGGCGCGAGCTCGTTGGTGGTGATCGAGCCGGCCGGGAAGCTGACGGAGCGCGTCACGGTCAGGTCGCCGTCGATGACGAACACGCCGGTGTGGGTGCGCAGCCCGTCGGTGTGCAGCTCCGAGCCGGTCGACGCCGGCTCCCAGCCGACGTTGATCACTTACCCATACCTGAGGCTGACCGTGTCGGTGACCGGCGGCGGCTGCGCCTCGGCGGCGAGCGCGTAGCGTAACGCGTCCACGGCGTGGTCCTCCGTCTTCTGGCTGCCCACTTTGTCGGCGACGTCCTCCGGATCGAGCGGGTCAACGACCATGGTGGGCAGCGTGCGGATCAGGTTGGGGCACTTGCCGTCGAAGATCTGGAGACGAGGCCCACCTTCCGTGTCCTTCGCCAGCGCTCGGCGCACGATGGCCCAGCCCTGCTTGCGGCTATTCATGCCGGGCACCACCGGCCACAGCCCGTTGCTGGCGTACACCGCGGCGATGCTCGGCCGCTGCTGCTCCGTCCTCAGGTTGAACATGCTCGGGTCCAATACCTTTAAAAGGAGCGTTTCGTCGCCCGAGGCGTCGAGGATCCTGTCCACCTGCTGCTCGTCTCGCAGCCCGGCGCCGTAGAGCTCGCGGTACACGTAGATCCTTCTCGTCTCCGGTTCCCTCGCCAGCCACAGGCAGCAGAACGGCGCGGCGAAGCCGTAGTCGACGGCCAGCCAGCGCGGCCACTCCTCCGGAATCTCGAACGGCCTGACCACGTGCAGCGCCGGGTCGAACTCGGTGAAGTACTGGCCCTCGGCGGCCACCCACAGCCCGAGCCTGAGGCGCTGGTACTGGTAGCCGCTGAGGCTGTCCAGGCCTTTCATGTAGTCCTCGGCGAGCTGGTCGACGTACGCGCCGGTGTGGGGATCGATCAGACTGGGGTTGTCCTCGTGCCTGCTCTCCAGCAGCAGACAGTCGCCGCGGTTGCAGCGCTGCTTGAGCCAGTGCGTCGGAGCGCTGGGGTTGGTGTCGGCCATGATCTGCTGGTACGACAGCACTCCGTTTCTGAGTCCACGCAGCAGCATGCCCCAGTCGTCCTCGTCCAATTCCGTCGCCTCGTTGACGTACACGAGGTCGAATTCCGTCGAGCCGATCTTGTCCGGATCGTCCAGCCCGGCGACGATGACCCTGGCCCCACTCGGGTAGCGGTACTCCTGGTCGCCTTCGTGGAACCTGACCTGATTGGGCACCGGCAGCACCTTGTTCTCGAGCGTGACCATGGCGCTCTGGGTCAGCGCCTTGCGCGTCTTCCGCACGATCAGCGCGCGGATCGGCTTCTGCATCGCGATCAGGTTCAGTTTTTCTAAACACGCCCTGGACTTCCCCGTCCCGGCCGGCCCGCTCAGGAGCACTTCTCGCTGCCGACATCGGAAGAGCTCGAGCGCCGCCCCGAAAGGCTGGTACGGCCGCTCCTCCACGGTCGTGGTCTGCCCCACCTGCACCGTGGCCGGGCGGAGCAGCGCATCGCTTCTCTTACTCATGGGCGCTTGGTCACTGCTCTACACTCTGATCCGAAGCACCCGCTTCAGCCTGGACGGGAACGGACTCTGTCCCGGGGTTTCCGTCCAGGTCTTCTCTTTCTCCTTCTGACCGCTGGACCCACAGGTACAGCGTCTTCCAGTCCTCGAGCAGGTGCAGCCCCCACACTCGCCCGCTGATGTCCCGAGAACCAGCCAGCTCACTCCCCACCTGCTTCTGCAACAGCAGCAATTCGTTCAGATGTGCCGGCATCTCGTGAAACATCCCCGTTCGTTGTTTCACGGCGGAGCGTAACATAGGCCTTGACTTTCCAGAACACTGGACAGGATTCGGACTCGTCCGCCCTCCGTTCCCGATGCCGGTACGCCTCTGTCCTCGCTGCAAGACCTACTACGGTCTGTCCTACTGCGAACGCTGCCAGGCCAAGAAGAACTGGTACCACGATCAGAAGCCGTGGTTCTGGAAACGGCCCCCGGTCTACCACTCCGCGCAGGACGCCCCTCCGCCGGACCCACCCCGTGCTGCGTAGCACGTTCTCCGGTTGACGCTCTACGGAACCCGGTTTTCATTTCGCTGATCCGGGAATTTTTCGAACGTGGGCTAG